TGTTACAGTTTGTGTTGTTGCCCCGCTACCAAAAACAAGTTTATTAAATGTAGTATTAGTATCATCAGTAAAAGCAGTAATACTAGGATAAGTTAAATTAGGCACATCAAATGTTTTTGTGCTTGTGCTACAGTTTGCTACAAACGTAGAACCAGTCGTATTTATAGTTGTATTTGTTAAATCGCCTATAAATGTAGCATTACCAGAACTAAAAGCTTCAAGAGTAACTGTAGAATTAAATGTTAAATTTTTTGTATTTATATTATTAAAATCAAAAATTCCAACAGTTAAATTAAATCCGTTTGTTGAAAATAATCCGATTTGTATATATAAATTATTAATATTTGAATTGGCTTGAAGATTATAAGTTCCTGTACCTGTACTATTAATAATAATATTATAAAAAGAATATCTTGGAAGATACCTTGCAATAGATTTTTGTGATGAAAAAGTTAAAATTCCAAAAGCATTTGAAAGAAGTCCCTGATAACTACCATATATAACATAATTATTTGTACTTGCACCAGTAATAACTCCACCCCAACCACTTAATAATCCTAAATCATAAATCCAATTTGCTATAGATAGAGTTACTGTAGGACTTGATCCAAAATAGAAAGACATTGAATTGTTTTCTGTTCCTCCAGACGTTGTCCCATGCTGAACTGTTATGGTAGAAGCCGTAGTATTTGTACCTGTAAATTTGACATACGGCGTTCCTGTTCTAGTGAAATTATTTATTGTTCCAAAACTCCAATAAGTGTCAGTGCCAGTATTTGTGATATCGATAATTCCTGATGTACCAAAAGCAATTGCTCTAGTATTGAAATTATTTGAAGAAAGATTTCCAAAAATAGTTAATGTTCTATTATTTAAATCAAGTGTCCCAAGTGTTAATGTATGCGTTCTTCTTGTTGTATTTCCAAAAGTTACATCATCTAATAATTGATATGTTGTGCTACTTGAACCATTAAAAGTAAAAATACCACCAATAGGAATTCCACCAGAAGTTATTGTCTGTGTTCCACTTGTTGCCGAAAACGTAAAAGTTCTTGTAGTATCTGCCGCAGTCATGCCAGATTTTAATGTTAGATTTCCATAAATACTAATACTGGAACTGTTGTTCCATGTGCCTGCAAATGTTCCGCTAAAAGTTAAACTTCTAATACTTCCAGTGCTTACTGTTATAGAAGATGTGCTAGTTCCTCCAGAAATATTAAAACTTACTGTATTTGCTTCAGTAACAGCAGTTGGTGCTATTGTTCGTAAACCAGTAGCCGCACCTGTTATATTAATTAATGGATTTGTTCCTGTGAAAGTATTTGATGTTGAACTTGTAAAAACAGTAACAGCGGAAGTTGCGGCAACTTCAATACTGCCACTTGAACCAAAAGCAAATACACCCCTAGAATTAGAAAAATTTACTGTGTTACAAATAGCACCTGTTGCAATCGTAACTACAACACCTGTTCCTAATCCTATGCGATCAAAATTAGCATCATCAGAAGAAGTAGGGGCGTTAGCAGTAGCCGCACCACCAGCAGAAGTAGACCAATGACCTGTAACGCCAGTTGTCCCGTCCCATGTTCCTGCCCCACCAACCCAATATAGTGTTGCCATGATTAAGCCTGTGTACCTACTGCAATAACATCCCAACGACCAGTACCACTAGCGCCATAGGCGTTATAAATACAACCTACATACGTTGTTTTACTTGCAGTTGTTGTTGTTGGTAAAGTAACTCCAATTACAGTGTATGTGGCATCCCAAGTTAATGATCTAGCTGTTCCGTTATCAAGCAATCTAAATATTAATTTGTCACCATCAACAGGCGTTCCTGTTGGAGCATTAATGGTAAGTCCTGCCGCCAATGCTGTATAAGCATAAACATCAGCAGTTGCAATACTTGGAGTTAAAGAAGATGCAGAAGCAGCAGATGTAACTCTTGGATCAATGCGTTTATTTGTCAGTGTTTCTGTGCCTGTGTATGTGGCAATAGAAGCACCAGCCAATGTAGTTGATCCTGTTCCACCTTGGGCAATAGTAACTACGGCATTGGTTGTAAGAATTGTTGTTGTCGCATCTGGTAATGTGTATGTCTTTTCTGCTGTAGTTGCACCAGAAAACTTGGTGAATCCATTGCCAGTACCGCCATAAGTAGATGCAATAATTTGAGTCAATGCGGCAGAGCCATCAAAGTTGTTGCCATAAATTGCTCTAGTAGTTGTTAATGTGGCGGCTGAACCTGTTGTATTCTGATTTAGAGTTCCTATTGCTGTATTTGTAACGCTTGTAACTTGTCCTTGGGCATTTGTAACAAAAACAGGAATTTGCGTAGAAGTACCATAAGTTCCAGCAGTACCAGTGCTTGTAATTGAAAACTGGTTTGTTGTTAAGGTTAAACCTGTGCCAGCAGTGTATGTTTGACTTGCGGCAAACTCAATAAAAACAAGACTTGTCGTGCCAATTGTAATTGGTAATGGTGTTTGTTGCACCCATGATGTATTGGCATTAACTGTTCCGCTAATTACAAGTATGTAATCACCCTGATCCACTTCATTTGTACCTGCTCCGCTGGTGTCATAGTCGGTTGCTCTTGTCAGGATGTAGGGAAGTGATGCAGTACCAGCTTGAGTTAATGTATATACGCCATTGTTTGCAGTTGTAACCTCATTTTTAATTAATAAGCGCTTACCAACATCACCAACAACTAATGTGTAGCTGTCAATTGTCAGCGTGCCATTTGCAGTAGCTGTTAGAGTTGCACCAACTCCAGAAGTTCCATTGTTGTAAGTGTTTGCTGGCAATGCTGCTGTTGTTGCGTAATTACAAGCAGGATGAAAGTTAACACCAGATGCAATTGAATCAGCATAAGACTTGTTGACAATATCATTACTTGAACTTGGCGCAGTTGAAACTGTTCCTGAAGTCAATGCTACAGATGTCAAGTTTGTATTTACACCACTTGTAGCAAATCCAGTGATTGAACCGCCAAGGGTTAGATTACCTGAAGTGGTGACTGTGCCGCTAAGAGTTAATCCGCTTACTGTACCTGTACCAGATACACTTGTAACAGTGCCAGAACCACCGCCACCACCACCAGAAACTGTACCCCATGAAAGGATAGAGCCATCAGTAGTTAAGTATTTACCCGAATTCCCAGTTTGGCTAGGCAATACAGTACCAGCACCGCCAGAAGTAACTAACTTAATCTTTTCAGCTAAGTCAGGAGCAACAACTTCACCAACATTTAGTTCTTTGCCAGTGGATAAAGTGATAATTAGTGAACCATCAAAGTCAATCTTGGCATCAATAACCGATATACCATCTACACCATCTTTACCATCCCGACCATTGATTCCATCTAGACCATCTTTACCATCTACGCCTTGCCGACCATCTAATCCACGTTCACCCTTATCGCCTTTTTCACCTTTTTCAGGTACAAAATCAGCAATACGATTGACTTGAGCATCAACTTTTTCTTGCATGACCTTGATCGCCTCAACAATCAAGTCAACATTCTCTTGAACAGCATCTTCTTCTTGCTGTTGCATTGCAACAAGAGTCTCCTCAACCTGAGTCAAGGCGGCTAACTTCTCATCAAATGTCAATGCATCTGATTCAATACTGAGAATAAGCTCCCGAATATTAGCCATTGTTCTTCAATCCAGTATTTAGCTTGTTCAAAAAGTCATGTTTGATCTGCATACTTGCATTTTGCTTGTCTGCCATCTGCAACTCAACAATTTTTGCCTTGTTTTTAATGTCAGACTCTTTAAGCATCAATTCAGCAATCTTAACCCTCTTATCAAACTCTTTTGAGGCTAAATCATCCTGATTAGGCAAGTTTTTGGTCAATGCACTAGCCGTTTTAGCTTGTACTTCTTGCGGCATTAACTGCGCTTCAACCATCAACTTAGTTGCCTCTGCACGATTTTGCTCTGCTTGAGTGGTATTCACTGCAATCTGTGCCTGTGCCGCTTGCATTGCCAACTGAGCCTGTGCTTGTTGCATCTGCTGTTGGTCTGGATTAGGCTTCATCATTTCATCCAACTTGGCAATCATCTCAAATCTATTGCTCAAACTAGAATTAGCCACAATGCCTTTCAAAATAATCGGCAATACTGGCGTATCAGCCCCCAAAGTCTGCAACAAACCAATAAACTGCTGTTGCTCGTATTCTCTAGCAATAATTCCCAAAGTTGCCGTAGGAATAAAATTCATGTCCACGGAGGGATAGCGGTTAGGATCAAACTGCATATACCTGAATGCGGCTTTCTTGATGAATGGCACAAGGAAATCTTCTTGGAAATTCACCAGAGTACGTTTGTACTTCTTGATGATGGATGCCACTGCCATAGACATACCCGAACCATCTCTAGATGCCTGAGTAACCATGCCTTGAGAATCAAGAGTACCAGTGGCTTGCAATAGCATTCTCTCAAACGTCTGTGCAGTGGCAAGGTTGTTTTGATCTGTTTGACCAAACTTAAATGGATACAAAATCTCGCTAGGTGCGCCATTGGTAAGGATAGCTTTTCCTGGCTTTACCTCAAACTTTGCGCCCCTTGGTAACCTAGTTGCATCCATTGCAATCATTGGGCTTGTAGTCAATGCCAATGAATCTAAGTGGCTTCGGATTTGAGCATCCATAGCCTTTTGCATATTGTAGGCTTTCTCAACTGTGCCACGACCCAACAAACGATTAGGAACAGTGTCATCCTGATAACTCAGGATTGGCCTGTCTTTCATCATGTAAGGACTCTCTTCAGCCTTTAACAATAATCCATCATTAGCAATAACAACAATTGCCTCAATCAAATCCTGATAATCTTCAGCATCTGAACTATCAGGGAACAACTCAACAATGTCCTTGTTTTCAGACAAGTTCTGCAAATACTCTCTAGGCACAAGACCATAGTAAGTTAACAGTTTGACCTTTTGGTCTTGGAACATTTGAATTTCTTGAGTTGCCTCTAAATCCTCGTCAGATGCAACAATACCAATGTCTACCTTACGGTATACACCAGACTCAATACCAGCCACAATCTTGTGGATAGAGATGAACTTCTCTACAGCCACTCCCATACAGTCATCAACTGATGTTCCATTAGGATCAAACAAGAAATTCTTAGGGTTGATAGGCATGATCTTGACAGCAATTCTGTCTCTTTCAAT